AGTCCTTGCCGGGGCGCCGCGGGCGCTCTCGGCTGGCAGTCCCCGGCGGCTCCCATTCCCCGGTACCCCGCCGGCACGGCACCCATGGAACGGAGGCCCATGGGGCGCCATACCATGGGGCACCGCGGCATCCGGCACCCGGCATGGCGGCACCCATGGGCGCCCAAGGGGCGGGTGCTCTCGGCCAGGCCGCGGGATGCCCCGGGGGCTCGTGAGAGAGTGCGAGCACGCTATGCGCGTGCTCGCTTGTCGCTTACGCTTCGTCGCTTGTCAGCGCGCATGTCTCGTTGCTGAGAAAACGCTGCAATTCGAGAAACGAGTTGAACACGTAGTATTCGACGCTTGATGCTTTTTCGCGATTGACGTGCAATTCTGCGAGATCGATTGAGCGATCGCGAAAGATCATCTTACTTACGAGATATGACTTCGTTTGCTCGCTCTTCGTAACGAGCGCTTCTATATTCACGTCATGATCGCTCGCTTCATAAGAGAGATCGACGATCTGACGAATTGCGTCTGCATTCGCATAGAGCAATTCGTACATCTTCTGACTTGTGCGCATTCTAAGCTCTTTTGTTTTGCGTTGAGTAGAGCGAGCGCTTTCGCGCTCGCTCGTCTTAGTCTCAGTTATTCGCTGCGAGACGCTTGAAGATCTCGCTTTCATCATTGATCGCATAAGCGACATTGCGCTTGTCGTCGAAAGACTTGCGCAGCACGTCGAGTGCGCAGAACGCTGCGAGCGTGATCTGCGACTGTCTGACTTCAGTGTCATAGTCTTTCGAGTTCTGAAAGACGAGACGCTGCATGCTCTTGTCGAACGTATGCTTGTTCGACAACACTTGCTGCGCAGTCGTCTGAAGCATCATCTTTTTCGCTTTCGCGTGCAGCTTCATCGTTTTGAAGATGAAAGCGTCGACGCTGTTGTCGATCGCGCTCTGATGAGCAGCTTCATACGCTAGACGCGCGAAACGTTCGATGTTGTAGACTGCGAAGCGCTCTTCGCTGTTCACTTGACGATTGAGAATGCTCGCATCGACGTTGCACGTCGTGAGCAGTTCAGCGACGCTCGACATGCTGAGCGTGAGCGTCGCTTTGTGCAGCTTCTTCATATTCGATGCGCTGAGCTTCGCTTTCGTCGTCTCATAGTCGATGCGCGACGACATAGCAGCAGCGAAAGCGTTGACAGTGACGTTCGTCATGATCTTAGTCTTTCTGTTTGTGTTGCGTTTTCTTAGTGTTGTTCTAGTCTATACTGTTTCACGTGAAACAGTCTGTTTCGTCTTATTCACTTTTCAAAGAGCGCGTCGCGCTGTCTGCGACGCATCAAGTGAGTTGTTCTTCTCTCTTGATGTTTTGATCTTATGCGATGTCTTAGATGGCGCATAGCGTCTCGTGGGGGATGCCTTCTGTGTCGCCACGTCTCCGGGAACCTATCCTCCTCTCCCGGCATCCCGAGCTCCCTCTCCCGGCTCCCCACTCCCCTCTCCCGAAGTCCCCTCGCCCGGCGCCCGCTGCCCCGAAACCGCAGAGATCCGCGCCCTATCCTCCTCGATCAGTGGATGCCTCTCTAGCTATCGAGCTAACCAGCTGCCGCGGCGCCGGTGATAAGTAAGCGTTGACTTACGCCATAGAGGAGGATAGCGTTCTCCTCAAGCGGGGTAGCTCAGCGGCCAGAGCGCTGGCCTCATAAGCCAGGTGTCACGGGTTCGAGTCCCGTCCCCGCGCCCAACAACCGAAACCCCGAGTCCTCCTCTATGCCCATCCTCTCCCTGCAGGAATTCCTCGACGGCAAGACCCCGATCTACAAGGCGGAGGAAGAGGAGCTCGAGCGCATGCGCACGAACGCCGCCAAGGCCCTTGCCGAGCATGTCGACCGCGAGCATGCCCGCCTCGACGAGATCGCCGCCAAGCTCCCGCCCGAGACGCCGAATGCCGGTCTCCCCGTCGCCGGCTATGTCCCGCAGTCCGACGAGAACGTGGCGATGGTGAACCGCAACAAGGCGCTCGAGGAGCTCGTGCTTCGCCAGATCGACGCCCACAAGGCCGCCGGTGCCGCCTATGACCAGCGCTGGGTCGCTCTCGCGCTCACCCAGATCCAGCAGGGCTTCATGGCGCTCAACCGCGCCGTCTTTCAGCCGCAGCGCCTCAAGGGCGACCTGAGCGACCTCTGATGACCACGATCATCTACGCCAATGGGCGCATGGGCGCCGACAGCCGCGCCTATTCGGGCAATCGCATGCCCATCGGCGTCAAGCGCAAGATCCATCGTCTCGAGGACGGCACGCTCATCGGCGCCTCATCGTCGGTGCCCGGCACATGCGAGGCGTTCATCGAGTGGGTGGCGAGCAAGGGCAAGCACGACTTCCTGAACTCGGCGCCTGACTTCCAGGCGCTGGTCGTCCGGCCCAACGGCGACGTCTTCTATCACAATGACAGTCGGGCCGCGGCTGGTCCACTGAAGGCCGAGCACTTCGCCATCGGCAGCGGCGCCGAATATGCGCTGGGCGCCCTGGAGATGGGCGCGAGCCTCGAGGAAGCCCTCCAGGTGGCTGCCAGGCTCGATCCGTGGACGGAAGCGCCCTTCATGTACCTCGCCCTCGGCGAGGAGACGGATGATGTCGAGAAGGAAGAAGCCCCCTCCCCTCCCCTGCCAGACCCCGAATGCGTGAAGGTCGACCTCATCAATGGCCTGGTGCTGTGCGATGACGGCGCGATCTACCCGATCACCAACTTCATCGGCTTCGGCGGCCAGGCGACCAGTGACCCGCTGCGCGCGGTCTCGATCGTGGTGAAGCTCGGGCCGGACCGCTGGCTGAGCGTCAATCTCTCCGAGCGCTTCTTCTCCAGGGACGCCATCCATGGCGTGCTTCTGCGCCGGAACGTCCCGAGCAACTGAGGAAATAGCTATCGAGGGCTCTGCCTCGATAGCCAGATAGGTCTCCGGCGGCCGCCGCCGGGATGAAGCGAAGAAGGGCACGCCGATGCGTCAGACCAGTATCCCCTACCCCAACCATGCCCGCCTGAGCTTCGTGCCGGCGGCGGACGTCGTGATCACCGGCGCCGCGGTGGTCGCCAACATCCTGCTGATCGGCCTGGTGGTCGCGCTCAGCCTGGCCACCATGGGCCTGCCCGGTCTCTGGCCGGTGCTCGGCGGTGCCTTGATAGGCGGATGCTTCGCTGCCTTGCTGCTCAAATCCCTATCGACGCATCGAGCCAGCTACGTGGTGCCCTCGATCCGCAGCGAGGCATATGACCAGATGCCTTGGTACCTGAAGAAGCGAATAGCTGAACACACGGTCAGCTATGGACGTGGAGGCGTAGTTGGGCAGATGCCTCATTCCCTGAATGCGCGGATGCGCAGATAGCTATCTGCCCCTCTCCTGATCCAGCTAGACGGCCATCGAGCTAGAGCCCTCGATGGCCGTTTGCATGAAGAGGCATCTGCCTCAAGCCCTGGATCGGTATCTGGGCAGATGGCTGGATCGGCAGCTGCGCGTCGAGTGATCCGGCTATCCGAGCAGCTCCCTGTCGGCGCATCAACCCATCTGGCCAGCTGCGCAGATAGCTATTTGCGCCTATGGCTCGATCGGCATCTAGCTGGTGCCCTGGTCAGCTTTCTGCCTCTCTGCGCGTTCAGCTCGATCCTCAGCTGCCTTTTGCCTTCTCTGCGCAGCCTGCTGCGCCTCGAGGGTCTGCAGCGCCTTATAGGAGAGGATCAGGAGCTCCTTCATCGAGATCCGCCGGCGCGCGGCGTCCATCTTGAACTCGAGATGCCAGTCCCGCGGCATGTTGAAGGACATCGGCGCCTCGCGCTCCGGATCCATCTGCGGGGCAGGGGAGGGGGCCAGCGCCGGTGACAGATCCATTGCCTCGAGCGCCGCATAGCTCTGCAGGCGCTTCGGCGGCCGGATGGAGGGCTTCTTCACTTCGCTCATGCTGCAACCTCACTCAGCGCATTGATCCGTTCGATGGTCTCGTAGACCACGCTCATGGCGCGCGCGTTGAGCGAGTCGTAGGTCGTCTCGGCGAGCGACAGGCCGTGGTTGAACATATTCGCCCAGCTGTCCTTCTGCTGCAGGGCGGTCTTGGCGACGGCGAAGCCGCCTTCGCGCTCGATATAGCCGCGCGCCTCCCGCTCCATCATCACCGACTCGCCGAGCCGGTTGAGGACGAACAGGATCCGCTCATGCGGCACGCCGCCATTGACGAGCTCCAGCGCGAAGCGGAGCTGCGGGCGGAGATCCATGAGATTGTGCAGGGTGGGGAGCACGACGAGCGCCGAGAGCCGCGCCGCGTCGAGCGAGGTCTGGTGCGACTCCGGCCGGCCGTCCACGACGACCAGGTCCATCTTCTCGCGCGAGAGGCGCGAGGGCATGTTGTAGGCGGCCGAGGTGACGATCGGCTGATGGTCGAGCCGCGCTCTGATCGCCGCCCATTCCACCGAGGAGTTCTGGGTGGTGTTGAAGTCGGCGATCATCACCTCCCAGCCCTCGCGGGCATAGCCGGTGGCGATGAGCTGGGCCAGCGTCGATTTGCCGACGCCGCCCTTTTGCGAGAGACAGGAAATGATGAGTTCGGCCAATGCCTACCTCCTGATCTAGCTATTTAGGTCTCTCGCTCGCGAGCTATCGACCTATCTAGGGAGCAGGGTAGACCCGGCCTTGGTTAAAATCCAGTGAACGCGGGCTCCGGCGGCGTCGGCGCGGTGAGGGCCGGCACGAAAGCCGGGTGGTCGAAGAGGCGCTCGAGGGCATCGAGCGAAGCCCAGAGCACGTCCCAGGTGACGCGATACTCCAGGGTCTCATGATTGAGATCGACGGTCAGACCCTCTTCGGGCGCGCCGGCCATGACCGCCAAGGTTTTGGCGATCTCACCCTCCGTGCCGCGCAGATTGCTGAAATGGATCTGGCGCAGCGGAACGGAGAAGTGCCGCCGGCTGACCGGGACTTCATAGGACGTCATCTTGACCTCGTCGAGCTTGTCGAACGCCGTCGGCGCCGCGGAGAGGGGCGGCATCTCCTCGACGAGGGAGAAGACGAGGGTGCGACCCTGCGGCTGGGCGATCCTCATCTCGCCGACCAGCTCGCCCTCACACCAGACCTGCATCACGCGGCCCTCGGCAGCGGGTTCTCCTCGATCGCATCGGCGAGCGCGAAGATCTTGGTCTTGAGGTCCGCCAGGGCTTCCGCCTTGTCGGCGCCGCGGGCGAGGGCGTCGTTGACGATCGGCGCCGTGTTGCAGTGCGAGGCGTTGAAGCGGTCGAACTCGTAAGGGGAGGGGCCGGCGAGCGGGTTGCGGATCTCGACGACGAGCGCGCCCTGCTTCTTCCAGAACAGACCCTGCTCGCGCCGGACGCTGCCGAAGACGAACTTGCCCTCGGCCGGCAGGTTCATGAGGCTCATCAGCGGGATGATGTCGCCGCCGAACTTCTCCTCGAAGGCATTGCCGATCTCGCCGAGGATCTCGCGCACGGTCCAGATGCGGCCATTGAGCTCGACCTCGTCGAGCTTGCCCTCCTGGGTGAACACCTGGCGCGGCGTCAGGCCGAGATGCTCCATGGCGATCTTGCGCAGCGGCAGCCCGTCGTCGACGAGCTGATAGCCGCGCTCGGCGAGGAGCTCGGCCGCGGTAGTTTTGCCGGAGAGGGGATTGCCGCAAAGGGCGATGAGGGTGCGGGACATGCGTCGCTCCTGAACTAAGTAAGTGCTGACTTAGTTATAGCGACGCGCTGCCCGGCAGATGCTGGAAGGGTTTCCCGTCCTCAGTCGTCGTCTACGATTTCCATCTCGACATCGTCGCCGAGCGCCTGCAGCCGCATGACGAGACCGGCGATGCGGCTGTCGGCCTCGTTGAGCTTGCGCCTGAGCTCCACGATGACGTCGACATAGTGGTCCTCGGTCAGCACCGAGAAGCCGCGGGCGTTGAAGAAATGCACCGCCTGCGAGAGGGGAGGGGACTTGCTCATGCGGCTTCCTGACGTGGTGCGAAGAGATCCCAGGCGAAGTCCTGGCCATCCGGCAGGATCCCTTCGCGGAAGCCGTCCGTGGTTTCGATGATGTGGCGCCGCTGGCGCGCGTGCTCGCGGAGATAGCTGTTGATGTTGCAGCTATAGTCCGCGACGAAGGCGACGTTCGGCCCGAACTTCTTGGCGCGGAGCGCGCGGCCGATGCGCTGGCGCAGGGCGATCTCCGCCTTGCCGCCGCCGGCGAGCTGCAGAAGGCCGATCGCCGGGCAGTCGACGCCGACATCGAGGATCGTCGTGCCGATGAGCAGGTCGATCTCGCCATTGGCGAGCCGCTTCAGCTGGGCGCGCCGCTCGGCCTGGTCGTTCTCGCCGCGCAGGAACTCGGCCCGGATGCCGCGGGCGCGCACCGCCGCAAGGATCGCCTCGCCATGCTTCTTGCGCAGCACCAGCGTCAGCACCGGCAGCCCGAAGCGCTTGGCCTTCAGCGCGTCCTCGACCAGGGCCTCGAACATGAAGGGGTTGGTGATGTAGCCGAGCTCCAGCGCGCGTTCATAGGGGCTCGACTTCCTGAGCTTCTCGTGCGGCTTCGCATCGACGAACTTGAAGCTCGGCCGCGCCAGGATGCCGCGCTCGATGAGCAGCGCCTCGGGCACCTGGACAAGCAGCGGACCGAAGGCCGCCATCAGCCGCATATTGTCGGCCGCCGACTCGCGCATGAACGGCGTCGCGGTCAGGGCCACGCGGATGGTGGCATTCTTGCAGTGGCGCAGGATCTCGTAATAGCTGCTGCCACCGGCCTCGTGCGCCTCCTCGCCGATCACGACCTCGATCATCTCGAGGATCTTCATCACCTGGGCGCGCCGCTTGGTCTTGGCGTCGAACCGCTCCTGGGCCAGGCGGGCGATCTCCGCCTGGGGCATGTTTTCGTCCTTGTTCTTGGACAGGTGGATCGACTTCACGATCGCCCGACGCTCGACATTGATGTCGGGCACCTCGAGCGCCTGCACCAGCGTCTGGACCATGCCGAGATTGATGCCGCGGACCGGACGAAGCTCGCCGTCGCCGAGCTGCCCCGTATTGAGGCCGATCGCCTTCAGCTGGTCATCCATCTGGTAGAGCAGGATGCCGCGCGTCGTCAGGAAGAGGCTCATGCGCTTGTAGCGCGCCATGATCAGCTTGGCGATCTTCGACTTGCCGCCGCCGGTCGCGACCTGGATGATGCCCTCGCCATGCTTCTCGACCTGGCGCAGGGCGCGCAGCTGGAAGTCGTAGCGCGGATCGTCATTGCCGAACTCGTCGACGATCGGGTTCTCCGGGCCGAGCGGCTCGGCGCGTGGGCGCTGGATCACATGCACCGTGTGGCCGAGCTTCTGCAGCTCCGCCTGCACGAGATGGGTGAAACCGGCCGGGAAGGTGTGGTTCAGCACGTCGTAGAAGGACGACTTCCCGCTCCAGGCGCCGCCGATGCCGGTCGTGTTCTCGACCTGGTAGGAGAGGAGCCCGGCGACAAAAGTCACCACCTGGCGCGGTGGGTCCAGGAGCTTTGCTATAACGGCGTTCCGAGCCAGGCGGACAAGGGTCATGAAAAACCTGCGATTGCCTATTGCGCTTTGGGGAGGATATAGTAAGTCAGCGCTTACTTACCGCGGAGCATCCCGAGTGGTCAAACCCGAATTCGTCACCCTTCCAGTCGGCGCCCTGCGCAAGAACCCCTGGAACACGAACCGCGTCTCGGCGGAAAACGAGACCAAGATCCGCGAGAGCATCTCGCGCAACGGCATGTTCAAGCCGATCCTCGTGCGCCAGGTGGCCGGCGAGGCCGGCTACGAGATCATCGGCGGCGAGCACCGCTGGGAGCAGGCGATCGAGCTCGGCATGGAAGAAGTGCCGGTCTGCAATCTCGGCGAGATCTCCGAGGCCAAGGCCAAGGAGATCGGCGTCATCGACAATGCCCGCTACGGCGCCGATGACACCCTGCAGCTCGCCGAACTGCTGAAGGAGATCGGCACGATCGATGATCTGCAGGAATTCCTTCCCTACGGACCTGCTGACCTGGACGCGATCTTCTCTGCTCAGAATATAGCGCTGGATGAGCTGGAGATCGACGAGAATTTCGAGAAGGAGATCGCGGAAGAGTCCGAAAAGGACGCGCCCGCGGCCCGTCTGCCCAAGACCCACACCGTCATGCGCTTCAAGGTCTCGATCGCGGATGCCGAGCGCATCACCGCGCTGATCGCCCGGACGCAGAAGGATCACGGCTACACGCGCGAGGACGATCTCACCAATGCCGGTGACGCCCTGGTGCATGTGCTCCTCGGCGCGCCGCCGGCCGCGCCCAGCGAGGCCGAACTGGACGACCTCGCCGACGCCCTCAACGCAGCCATCGAGACCGACTGATGACCGACAAGCCCTATCCGATCGAGCTCTGGGACGTCGCCAAGCTTGTCCCCTATGAGCGCAACGCCAAGATCCACACGCCCGAGCAGGTGAAGAAGCTCGCCCGGGCGATCAAGCACTATGGCTGGACCCAGCCGATCATCGTCTGGACCAATGGCGAGATCATCGCCGGCCACGGCCGCCGCCTGGCAGCCCTGGAGCTCGGCCTTGCCCGCGTGCCGGTCATCGTCCGCTCCGACCTCTCCAAGGCCGAGGCTGACGCGCTGCGCCTCGCCGACAACCGCATCACCTCGACCGACTATGACCAGGCCGAGATCCGGATCGAGCTCGAGCGCCTCGCCGACGAGGTGGATCTGTCGCTCGCCGGCTTCGACGACAAGGAGATCGACTTCGCCATCGCCGATCTCGGCGAGATCGACACGACCTTCTTCGCCGACGATATCGGCGAGGCCGTCGAAAAGCAGAAGGAGGAGAACAAGACCGTCGCCAAGACGACCGACGAGACCGCGGCGCCGGTCGCCGACGCCTTCGGCTTCAAGCGCGTCACCATCGCCCAGTCCCGCCAGCTGCGCGGCCTCGTCACCAGGATCGAGGAGCGGACCGGCAAGACCGGCGCCGAGGCGCTGCTCGACTTCCTGTCGTCGGCCCTGTCATAAGTAAGCGGTGATTTAGTATGACCGACAACGTCATTCAGCTGGGCAGCCGCAAGACCCTCGCCGAGGTCCAGCAGCAGGAAGCCATCGCCGCCGAGAAGGCGCTGGCGCAGCTCTCCGAAAAGCAGGCCGAGATCAAGAAGCTGACCCTCGCCTCGATCGATGCGGTGCGCAAGATGGTCGAGGACGACCAGATGGGCGGCCTCGTCATCATCACCCAGAACCTCGCCGACCGCCTCTTCCTCTCCGACATCGTCATTCAGCGCGAGGTGACGCCGCCGGCCCAGCTCTTCGCCTGGACCGGCATCCTCGAGGCGCTGAAGCTCGAGATCGCCGCCTACGCGACCATGTCGCCCCAGTATCTCATCGACGGCACCATCTCCGATCCGGAGCTCCCGACCGACGATCCCGACGAGGACGAGGAGTTCGAGGAATGACCCGCTACGTCATCGACAAGCATTTCACCTCCTCCGTCGAACGCACGCCGCGCGTCCTCGAGATCGCCGAGGGCTTCGGTCTCGGCCTCTCCGACAAGCGCTTCACGGTCTATGACCAGGTGAAGCTCGAGGTGCTGCAGGGCGACATCGTCTACATCACCGGCCAGTCCGGCTCCGGCAAGTCGCTGCTGCTGCGCGAGCTCGCCGTCCAGATGCGCGCCGAGGGCCTCGCTGTCGCCGACCTCAACGAGGTGGTGCTCGAGGAGAAGCCCGTCATCGAGCTGATCGGCCGCACCACGGTCGAGGCCGCGGATCTCCTGGCCAAGGCCGGCATCTCCGACGCCTGGATCTATATCCGCAAGCCCTCCGAGCTCTCCGACGGCCAGCGCTATCGCCTGAAACTCGCCAAGGTCATGGAGTCCGGTGCCGATGTCTGGGTCGCCGACGAGTTCGGCGCCGTGCTCGACCGCGTCACCGCCAAGGTGATCGCCTTCAACATGCAGAAGGTCGCCCGAGCGAACGGCAAGACACTCCTGGTCGCCACCACCCACAAGGATCTGCGCGACGAGCTGGCGCCGAACCTCTATGTGGACAAGCGCTTCCGCGACAAGATCGACATCGAGACCGCGCCGGCGCTGGCCGGCCCGCCCGAGACGAAGACCGTGCTCGGCTGCGAGCATGTCTATTCGCGCGCCATCCACCAGCCCACACCGCGGCTCTGCAGGAAGTGCGGCGCACCGGAGCTGCCGCGATGACGCCCAGCCTCCAGCTCCTCCTCGGCATCGTCCTCACGGCCTGGGCGATCGCCGCGATCGTCTCCTTCCTGGACGACAACCAGAACCGCGCGCAGAAGCGGATGTTCGCGACCATCAACTATGCCGCGGCAGCTGGCGTCAGCCTCGGCTGCGGGGTCACTTGGATGCTTTACGGATGATCATCGCGCCACCCGCAGAGACGCTCACCGGCGAGCATTCGCTGCTGATCGCACCCGACATGCACGTCGAGCGCGCGGACGCGCCCAGGCCGCGTTTCTCGCTGCTTGCGAGTATGACCGTCGAGCGCGGGACGAAAGCTGACTGGGATCTGCTGCACGATCTGCACTACAAGGCCGAGAAGCTGCCGATCGGCCCGCGCTTCTGGCGCCTGGTGCTCGAGGGCGACACGATCGGCGTCGTCGTCACCGGCGCGCCGAAGGGCATGCTGCGCGAGCGGCACATCGTCTTCCCGAAGCTGAAGCCCGGCGCCGGAGAGACGAAGATGACCAACACCAACCGCTACCACTTCATCAACGCCAATTTCCGCGTCATCTCGCGCATGGTCATCGACACGATGTATCGCGGCATCGGCGCCGGCTACCGGATGATGAACCTGGTCTCGCGCATGGAGGGCAACACCTTCATGGAGATCCAGTCCTCGATGTCGAAGTTCAATATGTTTGGCCAGAAGGCCGGCTTCCGCTTCGTGACGCCGATGAACGCCAACAAGTTCGAGCCGGTGATGCGCTTCTTCCGGGCGCATTTCGAGGCGAGCCCGCAGGACTTCGAGGCGATCATCGACGAGGTCGAGGCCAAGAGCGAGCGCGAGCAGGCGCGGCTGCTGCAGGTCTGCAAGGAGTTCTATCTCAAGAACTCCGCCCTCGAGAACACCTCCAACGCAGGCGCCGGCGCCGAGCGGCGGGTGGCCGCCATGACGCTGCGCGACGCGGTGAAGGGCATCCAGCAGATCGGCCTGGCCTCGCCGATGTATGGCATCTGGAAGTGTCCGGATCCGAAGGGCTCGCTTCCGGAGCAGCTGCCGCTCATCGCCTTCGACCGCCAGGGGCCGACCGAGAGGTTCCGCCCATGAGCGTGCGCCGGACTGCCAAGCAGCGCGAGATCATGGCCCTCATCATGAAGGCGGTAGGGGAGGGGAGGTATCTGACGATCGCCGAGCTGCATTCCCAGCTCTCCTATCCGTGCAGCTACGGCGCGGTCCGCGTTTCGGTCCGGTTCCTCGAAGATCACGGCATGCTCTCCAAGGTGCCGCAGGGTCGAACGACCGGACTATCACCCACGTCTGAAGCCTATACCTGGTTCCACATGAACCAATAGGATGCCGGACGATCCTTCATCCCGATCCGTCAGCCCTCTATATACTGTCTATTCTGTTTCAGAGAGTATTAGTATATAGAGGGCTGACGGACGGGAATTCATTCTCCGGCCGCCTTGTCGTGCCCGGCATGATAAGTCAACGCTTACTTAGGTGCATCAATGACCGACGTCACGGCAGGCAGCGCGAACAAGGCGGAAGACGAGCTCGTCTCTCCGGACGGCGCCTCGCGTCGCCTGACGCCGGCCGAGTGGATCGAGATCAAGGAGCTCTACGAACTGGGCAAGCTCGGCATCACCGAGCTGGCCGACACCTACAAGATCTCCCGGCAGAGCCTCTCCCGGCGCTTCAAGAACGAGGGCGTCACCAAGGGCTCGCGCGCTCATGAGGTGGCCGCCAAGGTCAACTCGATGGCGACCACGCCCTCGCCGGCGGCGACGCGGGCCGATACCTATGCCTCCAAGCGCGCCGAATGGATCGAGGAGACGCGCGTCCAGGGTTACACCAAGTCCAAGGCGATCTCGAACATCCTCTTCAAGATGGTGCTCGACCAGCGCGCGGCGATCGCCGCCGGCGCGGCCGCGCCGATGGCCGCCATCCACGACGACATCAAGACGCTGATGCTCGCCCAGAAGGCGCAGATCATGGCCACCGACGCCGCGCTGCGCTGGCTCGAGGCCGATCGCTATGTCGATCCGAATGAGCTGCCGAACCTCACCATCGAGGATCTGACCGACCAGGATCTGCTCGACCACTTCGTCGGCAATGACACGCTGCCCGAGGGAACCTCGATCGAGGAGATGAACCGGCAGATCGAAGAGGCGCGCGCCGAGCTCGAGGACGAGAGCTGATGTCCGAGGCGCGGCCCTATTACGGGATCAAGCTGCACAGGGGGCAGAAGATCGTCGATAGCGACCGCACGCGCTTTCGCGTGATCGTCGCCGGCCGCCGCTGGGGCAAGACCCAGATCTCGCGCATCTCGATCATCAAGGCAGCGGCGCGCAAGCAGCGCCAGCTCATCTGGTATGTCGCGCCGACCTACCAGATGGCGCGCGACCTCATGTGGGAGGAGCTGAAGGTCTCCATTCCGCGCGAGTGGATCGTCAAGATCAACGAGACCCGCATGACGATCGCGCTGATCAACGGCTCGCGCATCGCCATGAAGGGCGCCGACAAGCCCGACACGCTGCGCGGCGTCGGCCTCAACCTGGTCGTCATCGACGAGGCGCAGGACATCCGCGAGGAGGTGTGGGAGCTGGTCCTGCAGCCGACGCTGCTGACCACCGGCGGCCATGCGCTCATCATCGGCACCCCGAAGAGCTTCAACTGGCTCTACAACAAATACGTCCTCGGCCAGCGGCCGCGCGTCATCGTCAACGAGCGCGGCAAGTCCGAGAAGAACGAATGGAAGAGCTGGCAGTTCAAGACCAAGGACTCGCCCTTCATTCATCCGCACGAGATCATCGCCAAGAAGCGCGACATGGATCCGCGCGCCTTCCGTCAGGAGCTCGAGGCCTCCTTCGAGACCATGAGCGGCCGCGTCTACTATGCCTTCGACCGGCGCGAGCATGTCGCGGACCTGCCCTATAACCCGAAGCTCCCGGTCTATGTCGGCCAGGACTTCAACATCGACCCGATGAGCACGATCATCATCCAGGAGCAGCCGAATGGCGAGATCTGGGTGGTCGACGAGATCGTCATGCACGGCTCCAACGTCTCCGAGGTCGCCGCCGAGCTCGATCGTCGCTTCTTCCCGCACTACAACCAGGTCTCGATCTATCCGGACCCCGCCGGCAACAACCGCGAGCACTCCCGCGGCGAGTCGGCGATCGAGATCCTGCGCGAGAGCGGCTTCAAGCGCATCTATTTCCGCCCCAAGCATCCCCTGGTCGACGACCGCGTCAATGCCGTCAACCGCCTGCTGCGCACCGCGGAAGGCGTCATCCGTATGCGGGTCGATCACAAGTGCCGGCGCTTCATCGATAGCCTCGAGCAGACCATCTACAAGGAGGGCACGCGCGAGATC